TATAAAGAAGTAGAAAAGCTTTGGAACTTTCCTTCTGGAGCTAAAATAGAATTTGGATTCTTGGAGAGAGATGCAGATGTTTATCGCTACCAAGGTCAAGCATATAGTTGGATTGGTTTTGACGAGATCACACACCAAGCTACTGAGTTTTCTTGGAATTACTTGGCGTCTAGATTGCGTACTACAGATTCAGAGATTATACCCTATATGCGGTGTACAGCTAACCCCGGCGGCGTTGGCGCTCATTGGGTAAAGAAAAGATATTTAGATCCATCGCCCCCTTATGAAAGTTTTATGGGTGCAGACGGTTTAAGCCGTAAGTTTATCCCAGCAAGGTTAGATGATAACCCATACCTTGCTAAAGATGGTAGATACGAACAAATGCTAAAGGCGTTGCCACCTACGCAACGCAAACAGTTACTAGAAGGTGATTGGGATGTTGCAGAAGGTGCGGCCTTTACAGAGTTTGATAGACACCTTCATGTAATTGAACCATTTGATATTCCTATCCATTGGGAACGTATAAAAGGAATTGACTATGGTTATGCTTCAGAATCAGCTTGTGTCTGGGGTGCCTTAGATAAGGATGACAATACACTTATTATATACAGAGAACTTTACCGAAAAGGGCTACTAGCAACAGAGCTTGCTCATACATTAACAGAAATGGAACTAAATGATCCAATGAGCGTTCCGGGCGTACTAGATACAGCGTGTTGGAACAGAACGGGTCAGACAGGCCCAACAGTAGGTGAAACTCTTGTCAAGGCTGGACATAAGCTACGACGAGCAGATAAAAACAGAGTTGCAGGAAAAATTCAAATCCACGAATACCTGAAGTTACAGCAAAGCGGAAGGCCCAAAATACAAATATTTAATACTTGTCCTAACCTGATACGCGAACTTCAAAGTATTCCTCTGGATAAAAGCAATCCTGAAGACGTTGATACTCATGCACCAGACCATGCGTATGATGCGTTACGATATCTTATTATGTCGCGGCCTCGTATAGATGACACGTTTAGCCGTATGAGGCAACTACACCGCGAAACAATTTACCAACCAGCAGACGGAACATTTGGATATTAATATGGAAAAAAGACCTAAACTTTTTCGACCTCTTAATACTTGGGGTATTTACACTCTAGGCCTTGTGTTTGGTTCGACATTAATATATAGTATTGCAAGATTAATACCAATAGGATAAACATGGCAGAAGAAAATACTTTAGTTTCTGGTGCTGATAATATTTATTTTGAACCTGTAGAGAATGAAGATGGGCTGTCTATTAATGCAGACGCTCAGATTAAATCTAATCTTGCAGGTTTGATTGAAGCACGATATGCAGAAGCACAAATGGCTAGGGACTCTGACGAAAATCGTTGGATCACAGCCTATCATAATTTTCGTGGTATTTACCCTAAAAATGTACGTTTCCGTGAATCTGAAAAGTCTCGTGTATTTATTAAGGTTACTAAAACTAAAGTGCTTGCCGCTTTTGGTCAGCTAATAGATGTAATTTTTGGTACAGGTAAGTTTCCAATTGGTGTGGTTTCTACTGCATTACCTGAAGGTGTAGATGAATATATGCACCTTAGTATTAATCAATCACCCGGAATTGAAACAAGCGCGGCAATGGAGCCTATGGCTAAAGAACCAGCCGCTCCTGATACGGGTGTGGGCTTTGCAGGCGATGGTAAAGTATTAAAACCGGGAGCCACATTGTCTTCAGGACAAGGCCTGTTTGAAAATATTGAAGATAATGAACAGGTTACTTTTGTTGCTGGGCCATCACCTATACCAGAAATACCAGAAATTTCTCCCGCAAAAGAAGCGGCAAGGAACATGGAAAAATTGATTCACGATCAAATTGATGAGTCAAATGGTTCAACAGAACTACGCAATGCTATTTTTGAGTCTACACTTTTTGGCACAGGAATTGTAAAAGGCCCATTTAATTTTAATAAAACTTTACATACGTGGGATGAAACTGGGGACGGAAGAGCCTATACACCCACAGCAGTGCGTGTACCAAGGATTGAATTTGTCAGTGTTTGGGATTTCTTTCCTGATCCCAATGCTACATCTATTGAAGAGTGTGAGTTTGTAGTTCATAGGCATAAGCTTAATAAATCTCAGCTTAGAGCTTTGCGTAAAATGCCATACTTTAATGAAGATGCTATTCGTGACTGTATGATGCTTGGCCCTAATTATACAGAAAAAGACTATGAGTATGAATTAAAAGACGATCAACGCATGACAGAAGCAGGCGCTAGTCGTTTTGAGGTACTTGAATATTGGGGTTTAATGGATGCAGAATACGCAAAAGAAGTTGGTATAGATCTACCAGATGACGTTGATATTCTTGATGAGATTCAAATTAATGCTTGGATTTGTAATGGCCTTGTACTCAGGGCTGTTGTTAATCCTTTTACGCCACACCGTATACCTTACAATTCTTTTCCATATGAAAGAAACCCATATAGTTTCTTTGGCGTAGGTGTTGCAGAGAACATGAACGACAGTCAGCAGATTATGAATGGTCATGCTCGTATGGCTATTGATAATCTGGCACTTAGTGGTTCAGTAATTTTTGACGTAGACGAGACTATGCTTGTAGGTGGACAAAGCATGGAAATCTATCCCGGCAAAGTCTTTAGGCGTCAATCTGGAATGCAGGGTCAATCTATTCATGGCCTTAAATTCCCAAATACATCTCAAGAAAATATGATGATGTTTGATAAATTTCGTCAGTTAGCAGATGAGCAGACAGGTATTCCTAGCTACTCACATGGTCAAACTGGCGTACAAAGCATGACGCGCACAGCCTCTGGTATGTCTATGCTACTTGGAGCCGCGTCCCTCAATATTAAAACAGTTGTAAAAAACTTAGATGATTTCCTGCTTAAGCCCTTGGGTAAAGCATACTTTCAATGGAATATGCAATTCTTTGAAGGTTCTTTAAAAACTAAAGGTGATTTAGAAATTAAGGCTATGGGTACTAACAGCCTTATGCAAAAAGAAGTACGGAGTCAGCGATTGACAATGTTTCTTCAAACCGCTCAAAATCCTGCTATTGCTCCGTTTGTTAAAATGTCAAAGCTTATTAGCGAACTAGCATATAGTTTGGATCTTGATCCTGATGAACTACTAAATGATCCTGAAGAAGCGGCACTCGCCGCACAAATTATAGGAATGCAAAATAATGTTGGACAAGCAACTGGCGAACAGGCTGACTTCCCTAGTGAACAACCCAGAATTGTGGGAAGCCCTGAAGGAACACCTGACGAACCTACGGATGCTGGAGTTACAGGCACTGGCGGTGGCACAATCGGAACAGGAAATGTACCGCAAGCAGGGGAAAGCGAGTTCTCTGGCTAACCTCCTTACTTTAAAGGAGCAAGTAAATCAAAGACGAAAGGAAAAAGACGATGGCTGATGATTTAACAACTGAAAGTTCTATGATGGTTCCTCCTGAAATGGAGGCGGTTCCTGAAGAAGTTCCTGTAGACACTTATGACAATATCAGCCCTGAAGAAAAAGTAGAGCAGGATGAAGATATGCTTCCAGATGTAGAAATGGAAGATGAGTTCGTAGATTATGTAGCTGACGAAGTATTAGAACCCGAAGAGCAAGAATACTTATTTAAGGTTCTAGATGAAGATCCAAAACTAGAAGGGATCTTAGATAAGATTATTCTTAGTTCAACAGAATTTTCTGGCGCAGGGGAAGTTGATGGCCCCGGCACTGGAATATCAGATTCGATACCCGCAAGGTTATCGGATGGTGAGTTTGTTATCACCAAAAAAGCAACCGACCAGATAGGCGCAGACAATCTCCAAATAATGATGGATGATGCTGAACGTGCCGCAGATGGCGGTCTTATGGCTATGGCAGAAGGTGGAGTGCCTTCAGAGGAAATGGAGCGTTACGACATGGAAAAAGACGATGAAGAAACACTTAATCGTCAAATGTCATATGCAAACCGAATGCCCAGCCTAATGAACCGATAAGGCTACCTAGAATTTTAGCCCCTTATCATTATAATAACCTTGAGGCCACCTTGTAGTATCAAGACCCTGTGTTAAGAAAGCGCACTAACACAGCTACCTTGAAAGACAACAAGCCCCAGAAAGGAGAAGTGACATGAGTGAAGAAGAAGCAAATCCGTATAATGCTAAAAAATCTTGGTATCAAGAAGATGCTAAAGAAGACAAAAATGCGGGATCATTGTTTTTTGAGGAGCAGGCTACTTCCGAAGATACCGGAACCCCTGAAGAAAAGAAACCTCGTACCAATTATAAAAAGAGATATGACGATCTAAAAAAACATTATGATCAAAAAATCTCTGAATTTAAACAACGCGAACAAGAACTAGAGGCTGTGGCTAAAACTGCTCAACCGCAGTATCAGCCGCCAAAAAGCACCGAAGATCTTGAGCGTTTTAAATCAGAGTATCCTGATCTATATGATACTGTCGAAACAGTCGCTCATATGAGAAGCGAAGAGCAAATGTCTGCTCTACAGCAAAAACTATCAGCACTAGAAGTGCGTGAGGCAGAAATGTCAAAGCGTGATGCTGAAGTAGCTCTTAAAGAACGACACCCTGATTTTGAAGATATTAGGGGTGATGATAAGTTTCATGGGTGGGCTAAGGGCCAGCCTGAAGAAATTCAGCGGTGGATCTATAGAAACCCAGATAATGTTGGATTAGCTAGTCGTGCAATAGATCTTTATAAAATGGAAAACAATATTGCAATTAAAAAATCTTCTCGCCCGTCACAACTTTCAAAGTCCAATGCGGCTGATATGGTATCAACAAAGACTACCGGAGTTGAACCACAGTCAGATAAAATTTGGACACAACGGGAAATTGCCGCTCTTTCTTTAGATGACTATGATCGTTTTGAAGATGAAATTGATCGTGCCATTCAAGAAGGCAGAGTAGCAAAATAATTACTTGTCTTTTAGGAGATTTTAATCATGGCTTATAACCAATCAGATCAGTACTTTGAGCCGTCTACAGATACCGATGCTAACTTTGGCAACTCGGTAGCGGGACAGACCAATTCGTACTTCCTTCCTGCTGTCTATTCTAAGAAGGTACTTAACTTCTTTCGGAAGTCTTCAGTAGCAGAAGCAATCACTAACACCGACTATGCTGGTGAAATTACTGCTTACGGTGATTCTGTAAAGATCATCAAAGAACCTACGATTACTGTTTATCAGTATGAAAGAGGTGCTGACGTAACGCAAACTAAGTTGACCGATCAAGAAGTCAACCTCGTTGTTGATACGGCGAACGCATTTAAGTTCATCGTTGACGATATCGAAACTTCTATGTCTCATGTCAACTTTAAAGAAGTTGCATCTTCTTCAGCCGCTTACGCACTGCGTGACGCTTTTGATGAAGGTGTAATTGCCGCTATGTTTGCTGGCGTACCTGCGTCTTCTCCGAATCACATTCTTGGTTCTGACAGCGCAACTGACTTGGCTGGCGGTACTTTTGACGGTACTGGTAACCTTGACATTGGCTACGCTTCTGGTGAGCATGATCCTATCGACGTACTTTCTCACATGGCGCGTCTGCTTGATGAGCAGAACGTACCTGAAGAGGGTCGTTGGTTCCTTGCTAATCCAGAGTTCTATGAGCAACTTGTTCAAAGTAGCTCTAAGCTGATGAGCAGTGACTTCAACGCAGGCCAAGGCTCCATCCGTAATGGTTTGGTAAGCTCTGGTAAGTTGCGTGGTTTTGATATGTACAAGACCAACAACATTGCGTCTACGTCTAACGCGGCTGGTAAGTGTATTGCTGGACACATCTCATCTACCTGTACTGCACAGACCATCGTGAATACAGAAGTGATTCGTGATCCGTCAAGCTTCGGTGACATCGTTCGCGGCCTGCACGTTTATGGTGCTAAGGTTCTGCGCGGTGAAGCTCTTGTCTCTGCCTTCTACGGCATCGACTAACACTGATAGGGGGATGAAATACTCCCCCTTTTCTTTAAGGAAGAACAATGCCACAGATTGGAAGTGAACAACAGCCTATTAGGATGAGTCCTAAAAGAACAACAAAAGTAAGCGGTCAATATCTTAAAAACGAAAATCGTCAAAAATACGAAGATAACTATGATCGTATTTTTAGGAAAAAGGAGAATGTCAAATGATGACACAAGCTCAAAAAATGAACAGGGGAATGCGTTTACCGGGAGGTGGCCCTAATCGTCGCCGTACCGCTCGTCCCGGCAGAGGTCGCCGTGGTCGTATGGGTCGCGCAATGGGCAGTAAAGCAATGTACTCTGCTGGCGGTCTTGCAGGAGCAATGCAAGTAGCGAGTCCAAACTAATGACTACTCAAATCGAAAAACGCGAATACAAGTCTATCCAAGAAAAAGAGCGTATGTGTGCTGAGATGACAGAAAACCAGTTTCCGTATCAAAAAGAAGCGGAGTTAAAGTATCCCAAAGTTCGCAACGAGCAGGAGAACCCTGATGCAAGTCGAGGCACCTAAAGGCTACCATTGGATGAAAAAGGGGAGTACTTACAAGCTGATGAAAAATCCAGCAGGTGGGTACAAGCCACATAAAGGCGCTTCTAAAAAAGCTAACTTTGCAATACAAAAGGTTCATAAAAAATAATGGCTACTACATACTTAGATCTAACAAATGAACTATTGAGAGAGATGAACGAAGTTGTTTTGACCTCTAGTAATTTTGGATCTGCACTGGGTATTCAGGCACACGTTAAAGATTGTGTCAATCGGGCATATCTTGACATTGTTCTTGAAGAACCCCAGTGGCCTTTTCTTTCTGTAGGTGAAAGCGGTTCAACAGATCCTTTTTATGGGAATGTTGTCGTAGAAACAGTAGCCAATCAAAGATGGTATGAGTTAAAGGCGGCAAGCTCTTCATTAGCTAATGATTATGGCTATATTGATTGGGATGATTTTTATTTAACAACAATAGGTGTCTCAGGCGAAACAGCGCCTTTTGTTAGTGAAAGTCTTAAATATATAACTTTAGAAGAATGGAAAGCCTATCATCGCGCTCAAGAAAATGCAGATGATGCCGAAGATGCAAATGGTGGTCAACCACGAAGAGTTATTCGTAGTTCTGACGGACGCAATTTTGGACTAAGCCCTATACCCGATAAAGTGTATCGTATTTACTTTTTTGCATTTGATCAAGCTACACAGCTTTCAGCATATGGAGATACTATAGTTTTTCCTGATGTCTATAAGACTGTATTACTCGCTAGAGCAAGATACTATGTTCATCAGTTTAAAGAGAACATACAACCTGCGGCTTTGGCTTTAGAAGATTATCGTAGGGGTTTACGGCTTATGAAAAACGCTTTGATGATGCAAACACCAGATTATATTAAAGATGATCGCGTGAGGCTTGTTTAATGTCTCAGGCGTTTGGTTTTGCGGCAAAGGGTGGTCTTAATACAAACTTAAACTCACTAGAGCTTTTAGGAAATCCCGGTTTTGCTACAGAACTTACAAACTTTGAAGTAGACCCTGACGGCGGCTATCGTCGTATAAACGGTATTACAGCTTATGGTGCAGGATCAGCCGCTAGGCCCAATAGCTCTAATCGTATTTTAGGAACCTTTGCATACGCAGATGGCGTAATTGTTACGTCAGGTACTAATATTTATTTTAGTAATGATGGTGCAACATGGCTTCAAATTAATCGTGATTCTGTTGCTGGTAGTGGTGATAATCATACAGCCTTCACAGGTCGTTCAGCACTAACACGGTCTAGTCAAGGACAATGCCAATTTGCTCTTTTTGAAGGAGCAGATTTTGATTATGGCGAAGTGTTTATTGCTGATGGCTCAAATAAAATTTTTGCATTTCGTATGGAGGGTACTGATGTATTAAGCACCCGTACTTTTTTTGCAGAAGAAGTAACAGTTACAGGAACAAAAGGTGTTAAATATATTACTGTTCATGACCATCATTTAATTGCGGCAGGAGTACAAGATAATTTAAACACTGTATTTTATAGTGTTTATAACGACCCTAATAATTTTTCAGGCACTGGTTCAGGTTCTGTAACAATATCAGATCAGATTCAAGGTGTTAAAGGTTTTAGAACAGACTTAATTGTTTTTGCTAGAAACAGCCTTCATAAACTTGTAGAAATTAATACTCCTTCAAATACAAGAATAGATCCAATTGCAGAAAATGTTGGTTGTTTGAGTGGTTATAGTATCCAAGAAATTGGAGGCGATCTTGTTTTTCTAGCTCCCGATGGCATAAGAACCGTTGCTGGTACAGCCCGTATTGGTGACACAGAGTTAAGCTCTATTTCAAGACAGATTCAAAGTTTATTGACAAGTGTTACAAACAGTATTGATTCTTATGTTATTGATAGCTGTGTGCTTAGATCTAAGTCACAGTATCGGCTTTTTTATTCTGGTGCTGGATCATCTTCAGCAGACGCTAAAGGTATTTTAGGTACTTTTACAGGACAAGGTTTTGAATGGTCTGAAACTAAAGGAATACAAGCTTTTGGTTTAAGTTCTACTATTGACTATCAAGGTATAGAACAAAAATTTAATGGCGATAAAGACGGTTATGTTTATAACCATGATAGTGGAAATAGTTTTTTATTAGCGGGTGCCGAACAAGATATTTTAGCTACCTATAAAACACCCGATCTTGACTTTGGTGATATAGGAACTCGTAAAACTTTAAAATATATTCGTACTTCTATTTCTCCTGAAGGAGCAGTTACTCCTGTTATGAGAATTAGATATGACTATGAAGATGCAAATATTCCACAGCCCTCAGATATTACATTGTCTGATATTCCTCTACCAGCTATTTTTGGAAGTTCTGTTTTTAATACTGCAACTTTTGGAGGAACAAACGATCCTATGGTTAGGACAACTCTTACAGGCAGTGGTCAAACAACTAGCGTTAGGATTAGAACAAACGATAAAAGATTACCATACGCAATAAATGGTTTTTATTTTGATTATATGCCATCAGGTAGGAGATAGCAATGGCTCAAACTTATACACGACAAAGTACATTTTCAGATGGCGATACAATAACAGCCTCACTTTTTAATGATGAATATAATCAGTTAGTAAACGCTTTTACTTATTCTTCTACAAGCGCAACATCTACTGGACATCGACATGATGGCACAGCGGCTGAGGGCGGTAATATTTTTAAAATTGGTGATTTAGATTTTTTAAATAAAATTGAAGTAGATAGTACTAATAATCGTTGGGGTTTTTATGTAGAAGTCTCTAGTGCCGCAGTAGAGCAAATTCGTATTCAAGATGGCGCTATTGTACCAGTAACCGATAATGATATTGATCTTGGTACTAGCTCTTTAGAGTTTAAAGATCTTTATTTAGATGGTACAGCAACTATTGACACCCTTACAGTTAATGAAGCCGCTACAGTTGGAACAACGCTAGGGGTGACGGGAGCTACAACTTTAAGCTCTACGCTGGCTGTGACAAGTACGTCAACGCTGACAGGAAATGTTACAGCTACTAATGATCTTAGCATCGGCGGTAATTTAACAGTTACTGGTAATGCAACAATCTCAGGCAACCTTACTTTTGGTAATGCTGATACAGATAGTATTACGCTTACCGCAGACGTAGCATCAAATATTATTCCAGATGCGGATAATACTTATGATCTTGGAAGTTCTACAAAAGAATGGAAAGACATTTATATTGATGGTACAGCTTATTTAGATGCTATTAACTTTAATGGCACTGCAATTACTGCGACAGCCGCCGAACTTAATATTATGGATGGCGTTACAGCCACTGCAACAGAAATTAATTTGTTAGATGGCGTAACCTCTACAACTGCTGAACTTAATATTTTAGACGGCGTCACATCAACTGCGGCAGAAATAAATTTAACAGACGGCTCTAGTGCAGGAACTATTGTAAACAGTAAAGCTGTTATTTATGGTTCTTCTGGAGAAGTAAACGCAACAACGCTTCAAGTAGGAGGAGTAGCTATTACGTCTACTCCCGCAGAATTAAACATTCTTGATGGAGTTACCAGTACCGCCGCAGAGTTAAATGTTCTAGACGGAATTACAGCCGTTGTAGGTGAACTAAATGCGTTAGATTTAGGAAGTACCGCAGTAGGAACGGCTATTGCTTCTAAAGCTGTTGTTTTAGATGCAAACAAAGATTATACAGGAATAAGAAATCTTACCATTTCGGGTGATTTGACCATTAGTGGTGATGATCTTGTCATGGCAACCAACACGGCTGGTCATCTTTTAATTGCAGATGGAACAAATTTTAATCCAACTGCTGTAGGTGATTTGTCAGAAATATCTTCGGTAGCTAACGATGATGTTCTTTTAGCTGTAGATACGTCAGGTGGTGGCCTTAAGAAGATTTCACGTTCTACACTAGTCGCAGGTTTGGCTACGTCTAGTGCTATTTCTAATGTTGTAGAAGACACTACACCACAGTTAGGCGGTGATCTAGATGTAAATGGTAATGGTTTAGTTTCTACATCTAATGGTAATATTGCTCTTACGCCTAACGGAACAGGTGTAGTTAGAATTGATGGTAATGTAGATATACAGACAGGCGAACTTGTTTTAAAGAATGGCGGTTCTGTATCTAATATAAAATTGTATTGTGAAGCTAGCAATGCTCATTATACACAGCTTCAGTCAGCGGCTCATAGCGCATATAGCGGTAACGTAACAGTAACGCTTCCTGCGGCTACAGATACGCTGGTAGGTAAAGCAACAACCGATACGCTAACAAACAAAACGCTAACATCTCCCAAGATAAATGAAGATGTAGTAGTTAGTGCAACAGCTACAGAACTTAACATCTTGGACGGTGTAACAAGCACTACAGCGGAATTAAATATCCTAGATGGAGTAACAAGTACTACAGCAGAGTTAAACATCCTAGATGGTGTTACAGCTACTACGGCAGAACTTAACTATGTTGATGGCGTTACCTCTGCTATTCAAACTCAGTTAAATGCTAAGGCTCCTACGGCCTCACCCACCTTTACAGGTACGGTTACAATTCCTACTGCTGATGTAAATGGTGGAAATATTGACGGCACAATTATTGGTGCATCTACTGCCGCCGCAGGTACGTTTAGTGCTTTGGTAGCAAACTCTCTTACATATCCAACTAGCGACGGATCAAACGGTCAAGCACTTCTTACGAACGGTAGTGGAACACTATCATTTGGTGATGTAGTCGGTGGCATTGATTATTTAGTAAAGACTGCAAATTACACCATGTCTGCGAATGAGGGTGTTATTGCAAGCACTGCTGGAGGCGCGTTTACGATTACGTTGCCTGCAAGCCCTTCTGCGGGCGATCAAGTTATTATTGCAGACGGCAACGCTTGGGGGACTACAAACCTGACTGTAGGGCGTAACAGTTCTACTATTGAAGGTGTAGCCGCCGACCTAGTAATGGACGTAAGCGGCGTCTCTGTCACTATGGTCTATGACGGCTCAACGTGGCAGTTGTACCCACAAACAGGAACTGCTCCTAGCTTAGGTATTGTTGACAGTGCTACAAGCACGGCGATTACGATTGATAGCTCAGAGCGGGTATTAATTGGAACAGACTCAGGAGATGCATTTCATGCCAGTGCTTCTTTAAGAGTACAAAATGCGTCTGGCGCATCGTACATTCAAGTAAAAACACCCACTGACCAAAGTGGGGGTCTTTTATTTGGAGACACTGACGATGACTTTAGGGGTGGGTTTTTCTACGATAACTCAACCGATCATTTAGCAGTTTATGCAAATGACGCAGAGCGTATGCGTATTGATAGCTCTGGTGACGTAGGTATTGGCGTAAGCGATCCCCTCTATAAGCTACAGGTCGCTGGGGCAACAGCAGATGCTGACGGAGCACTTGGTTCTCAGTCACCACAGTTTTCAATACAAGGCGGCAACGCTAACAACCAGTTTGAGTTTGGTATGGATAACAGTGGTGGAACCGCCATTGGTTTTCTTCAATCACGAAACCTGTCGGCAGGCGCTCAAGATATAGCCCTTAACCCCGCAGGCGGTAAAGTAAGTGTTGGCTCTGGTGGCCTAGAGATTAAAACTGGAAGCACCGTTGCAGGAACTTTAAAAGCTGTAACCAACCAGCTTGTTATACACGGCAGTGGCGCTGATTCAGGAGTTTACTACGGTTCTACCACTTGGTATCCGTACAAAAACGGTGCTTTCTCAGACAACGTAATAGATTTAGGTGCTGGATCTCAACGGTTTGATGATCTTTATGCTACTAATGGCACTATCAACACTTCAGACGCTAGAGAAAAGCAAGACATTGAAGAGCTAACAGAAGCAGAGACTCGCGTAGCTGTAGCGGCTAAGGCACTTCTGCGTAAGTACCGATGGAAGAGTGCTGTAGAAAGTAAAGATGACAATACAGAAAGCGACGAAACAGCCCGTATTCATTTTGGAATTATCGCGCAAGACTTGAAGGCCGCATTTGAAGCTGAAGGGTTAGACGCTGGGCGCTATGGAATGTTTATTCACAGCACTTGGACAGACGAAGAAACTGGTGAAGAGTGTGACCGCATGGGTGTGCGTTATTCAGAACTGCTTGCATTTATTATTGCGGCTATTTAAGGGAGTTAACTAATGGCTAATCTATCAAGTTATTTAGCAGATCGAATTACCCCGTCTAACGTAGCAATTACAGGCGGGACAATTAACGGCACTACCATTGGGGCTTCTACTGCATCAACAGGTGTATTTACTACGGCAGTTGCTAGTACGGAAACCGACACCAGTAACACTGGATCAGTTACTCTGGACTTTAGTGCTGACCAAAACTTTGTACTGACGTTGACAGGTAATGTGACCTTGGCTAACCCAAGCACAGAGATTGTGGGTCAGTCTGGGTTTATCGTGTTTATCCAAGACGGTACGGGTAGTCGCACAGTGTCCCTTGGCACTGACTACGAGACAGCCAGCGGAGCAGGGCTTACCCTGTCTTCTGCCGCATCGACCACAGACATTGTGCCTTACGTTGTTGCCGCTTCAGGTCGCATCTTGCTCGGCGCTCCACAACTCGCGTTTAGCTGAGGATAAACTATGTCAGGTCCGGTAGGCTCACAGCAATGGATGTACTCATCGGGTTTCTATCCGCATAAGATAGACAACTCTGTACGGTTTGACAATACCGGACATCTTGATAGAACACCCTCGTCTACGGGAAACATGAGGACATGGACTTTTAGTGCTTGGGTTAAACGCTCAAGCATATCAGACTCAGGGTATAACTGTATTTGGGGCGCTGGTACTGGCGGTGTAAACAGAGATATTTTGTATTTTGATCCATCAGACAGGCTACTTTGGGATGGATACACAGGCAGTGCATATGATTGGCAGTACATCAGTACGCAAAAATTTAGAGATACCTCAGCTTGGTATCATATTGTAGTTGCTCAAGACACAAACCAAGAAACATACTCAAACAGAGTTAAAATATATGTTAATGGCGAGCAAATAACTGCTTGGGACGATGACGATCCTGCTCCAGATCGGTACAAACAGGGATACGTTAACAATACTAACAAGCACACGATTGGGGCTACCGTTTACGATACTGCTTACTTTGATGGTTACATCTCAGAAGTAAACTTTGTTGATGGCACTGCACTAACGCCAGCCAGCTTTGGCGAAACCAAGGCAGACACATGGATACCTAAGAAGTACACAGGTAGCTACGGCACTAACGGTTACTATTTACCTTTTAATGATGCTGGGTTTCTTGGTAAAGATGCGTCTACAGTGCTTGGGTCTGAGCTAGTAACCAATGGAACTTTTGATACTAATATTAATAGTTGGACAGCACACAACGGCGCAACGCTCGCTTTATCAAATAATAGGCTGTCTGTTTATGAAAGCCCCGGATTTGATGCTGGTGCGTATCAAGCTATATCAGTTGAGAGTGGTAAGACATATTCAATAGAAGCTACCGTAGACAAAGGCACAACCAACGGAGCAAGACTTAGCGTAGAATACACCTTGGGTGGTAGAGACGGCGTTGAAACTTCCAGCAATACAGGAGGCCATTTTCAATTTACTTTTACGTCTTCATCAACCGGAACGGTATACGTTAGGTGTTTTTTACAAGCGCCGGGAACAGCTTATTTTGATAACATTTCGGTTAAAGAAATAACAACACAAGGAAATGATTTTACTAGCACCGATGTACTGGTCACGGATCAGATGCCTGACAGCCCGACGAATAACTGGGCTACGTTGAATGCTTTGGCGACACCAGATAACAGCGCAAACGTAAGTTTTTCACAAGGCAACCTTAGAGTAGATAATCCAGCAAGTAACTATGGGTGGGGTGACGGCACAATCCCGTTACCAAAAACAGGCAAGTGGGTGTTTGAAGTTCTGTTTCTCAAGACTCCTACAGGCGCATCACCTTGGTGTTACAACTCTATTGGAGTGCTTACTAATACACAATGGGGTAGTTACGCCACAGACGGTTCAATTTTTTACGGCATAGACGATTCTGGTGGGACGAATAGGGACTTTGTTGAAGCAGGCACAGCGCAAGGAACCCACGCTGGTTTTCCCGCAGGGACAATAGTGCAAGTTTTTGCAGACCGTGACAACAACCAGTTGACGTTTAGTATAAACGGGACGCTACAAACACAGACAGATAGCACTGTAGATATTCCAGCAGGTGTTGATCTGGTTCCAGCAACAGGCAACTACGAATACATAAATATTATTAATTTTGGTCAAGACTCTAGCTTTGCTGGCGAAAAAACTGCACAAGGCAACACAGACGCCAACGGACGCGGTGACTTTCACTACGCACCACCAGCAGGCTACCTAGCCCTATGTACGGCTAACCTGCCTGATCCAGCGGCGGCGGTTAACCCTGCTGTAAACAACAGCCCACAAGACCACTTTAATACTGTGTTGTATACGGGTAACGCTGGAACGCAAAGTATTACCGGCGTTGGTTTCCAACCTGACGTTGTTTGGGTGAAGAAGAGAAGCACTGGTGGATACCATGGCCTCACTGATGCAGTGCGAGGCACGAATAAACTTATCTATCCAAACGCTACTAATGCTGAGATTACCTTTACTGGAGGAATCGGGTCTTTTGATTCAGATGGTTTTTCACTCGCGTCAAGTGACGGTACGTTCAACGCGGCTGAAACCTATGTCTCTTGGAACTGGAAAGCTGGCGGTTCAGGCGTAAGCAACAGTGACGGCACTATTACATCTACCGTGTCAGCTAATACTGATGCTGGTTTTAGCATTGTTTCGTTTGACGCATCTAGTTCTGGAACTGTTGGACACGGTTTATCTTCAGCGCCTGAACTTGTAATTCAAAAGAGTCGGAACTTATCAAGCGATAATTACTGGTGGACAGGCACAACTGCACTAGACGGGTCAATGGATTACTTAAAGCTTAATGACACAGATGCAAAAGTAGATAGCGGTTATTCCGTTCCGACAAGTTCAGTTTTTAACGCCGTAACTTTTTCAAACGGTACAAATCAAATAGCCTACTGCTTCCACAGCGTCGAAGGCTTCAGCAAGCTCGGTAGTTTTACAGGCAACGGAAGCGCAGACGGCCCGTTTATTTACACAGGGTTTAGGCCAGCTTGGGTTCTTTTGAAAAATACTAATGACACAGAGTGGTGGACGCTCGTTGATAACAAAAGACTAGGTTACAACGAAACAAACTCTGTTTTGTCGCCAAATGACAGCAACGCAGAGTATTCAAACTCTGGCGGCGGTTTCGATCTTGCGTCTAACGGATTTAAGGTGCGAGGCAATTCCAACAACTTTAATGGCTCTAGCGACACCATATTTTACATGGCATTTGCAGAGATGCCCTTCAAATACGCCAACGCGAGGTAACAACAATGGCATGGACATACAACAATAGCGTCATTCGCGCAGGCAAAAGTTGGACGGATGATAACGAAATTAAGCACCCATCTAACTGGGGGTCTTGGTCAGACGATGAAAAGACTGCGGCTGGTCTAGTATGGGTAGATGACCCTGCTCCGTTTGACCCACGTTTCTACTGGGCGGCAGACGTACCCAAGGCACTTGATGACGTACACGAAGTAGACGAAACTGACGGTGAGCCTGCTTTTGACCAGTTTGGCAACCCAATCATTACGCTGGGTCTAAAGTCTCAAGAGTGCGCTAAAGTCAAAGCGCAGGCAGGTGGCTTGTTGGCCCCTACTGATTGGTACGTTGTACGCAAAGCTGAAACTGACGCCGCTATTCCTGCTGACGTTACGACATACAGAGCGGCGGTACGCACTACCTCAAACTCTATGGAAGCTCAGATCAACGCAGTAACTACTCACGAAGAGCTTGTGGAGTTAATAGCAGGTACACCAGATAATCCTTCGACTTTTAACGATTGGCCTAAAGAATAAGAGTAATGAATGTGGGAGAAGAACATAGGCTCGACCGGATTGAGCAAAAGCTCGACAAGCTAACTGAAGCGGTATCACAGATTGCAAGGGTTGAAGAGCAAATGCTGTCTGTGTTCAAGCGCATGGACAGGCACGAGAAACGCCTAGACGATCAGGAAGATGATATTAGAGACTTAACAGAAAACTTGATTATAAATTCAAAGAGTGTTAGAATTTCAGAAAGATTGTTTTGGGTTATTATATCTATTTCAGTTAGTTCTTTTGTATATTTTATTAGATAAATGGAGTTACAATGAATAAAGTAGTACAATATCTTATCCGCGTTGGAGATGCAACAAGCCAGTTAGTAAACACTGCTGTTTTATTTTCTGACAATCCTAATGAGTCTATTTCTGGCAGAGCCTATCGTTTGAATGATGAGCAAGTTTGGAAGCAGACTGAAAAAACAATTAACTTTATTTTTCAAAAATGGGACGAGGATCATTGCAAGCAGGCCTTTTTAAATGACTTAGGCC